TTGCAAGGCCACTCACTTACTTATACCCGCCGCCAGACGCTTTATAGCGCTTGGCTAATAGCTGAGCCTTACGAGCACTCCACTGACCCGCAGCGGTGCCCTGAACGGCTGAGTTCTTAATACTGTTAAACATAGCTTTACGCTTGCCTGGTTGGGTGTAGTTACCCGCAGCATTTACCTTAGAAACTTTACCGCCTTCAGCGTATTGCGTGAAGTCAGTATCGTCCCTACGGGCTTTCTTCTTCCCTTTAGGCATCTTGCTTGGGTTAATTGCGCCCATACCACGACTAGGTCTCATATTAAGCTCTTGTTTTTCCACGGATAGCTATGCCATCGGCGCGCTTAGAAGCTGAAGATACTTTACCGCCAGCCTTGTAGTTCATCTTCTTCATCTTGTCCATCTTGTCTGACGGCATGCCGCCACCACCGCCACCACTAGTTCTTGACATGGCTTTTTCTCTTTTGTTTTCAGCTTCAGCCTCTTTGTATCCAGCTTTATCGTTAGCATCTTTAAGGGCAACTTCTTTTGCGGTGCGGTCTCGCCCATACTTTGACCCAAAGTCATCATTGCTCAAACTTAGAACATCCGTCCTTAAACTAGCTTTGGTTTTTTGTATATCTGCTCTTCGAGCTTCTTGCGCTTCCACTCTTTTTTGCATATCGGTATCGTACTTTTTACGATATTCTGGGTCTATGTCGTATAAATCCTGGTCCATGATTACACCATCCTTCCACGGGTTTTACCCTTAATAGCGCATCCGTCTGCACGCTTAGATGCTGAGCCAACCATACCACCCTTAGCCTTCTTAACTGGCTCTTTGGTCGGCTTAACTTTTTCAATCATGCGGTTTACTTTAGCCTGTGTTGTATCTGGGTTTTTAGCATCTTGTTCAGCCATTTCTTTCTTGGCTTTCTCATTTTGCTCTTCAGTACCCATAACGTTGTCTTTAAGCTTTTGTAAGAGACTCATAGTTACACCATTCTCCCACGAGTCTTACCACGTTGAGCAATACCATCACCACGCTTAGAAGCTGAAGATTTAACCATACCGCCTTTTTTAGCTCCGACGACATCACTCATCTTACCTTCAGCAGCCCTACCAGGAAGTGATTTGCGTTTTGTAGGTTCTTTAGGCTTAGAAGGAGCCATCTCAGTCGTGTACTTTTTACCACGCCATTCAAATGATTTATCACCTTCTTTGCGAGCTGCAGCAAAAGCTTCTTTAAACGTCATATCCGCGTTTAAATTAGGGTTCATACCCTTGTCAACTTTATACTGAGCTACAGCAGCACCTTGCTGTGCTTTGTCTTCATCGCTAGGCTCGCGTTCGTAGTCAGGTAGACCACCGTCGTTATAACTTTTTTTCATTAGCAGCTCCCGCCACGCGTCATCTTAATCATCTTACCTTTAGTCTTGCCGCGTACTTCAATGCCACCGCCTTTAGCAAGCTTAGATAAGTTAGATTTCTTGCCGCTATGCAATTGCTTTTCGTGCATGCCAACGGCCTTCTTAACTACCTTCTTGTCCATTTTGACGTCTTCGTGCATACCGCCCTTAGCCATCTTTTTTGATTTGTCTGCTTTCATAAACTCTTCTCCTACGGATTTAGGTACGCCAGCTTTTTTGGCGAACTTTGGGTTATTGGCTATAGCAGCCATGAAATTATGTTGTTTTTTACTCGTGCTCGGCATCTTTTTTACCTAACAATTTTTGAACTGTTTTGCTTTCGTATATACGTAGCACAGTCCAAATAATACTTAGTAGCGCTGCTACTGCTGGCAACCAACTCATCAATGTTCCTAATACAGTAAGTAAAGACACGCCGTCTAAAAAGTGCTTTGTACCTTCGTTTAAATGGTCTTTCATTAGCATTTCCACCGTTTTAGTGAGGCTGCCTTACGTGTAGGGCGACCTTTTTCGTCTTTCATTGGGCCAGGCATGCCTGACATACGTGCACAGAATGACTTCTTACGTGGACCACCTTCAGGCTGTGGAGCCTTTAGATTAGAGCCAGTAGCAGCATTGTACTTAGCACGGCCTTTAGCGGTAAGACCTGCCCCTTTCGAGACCGGTAGTTTCTCACCACGACCTATTGCTAGGGATACGCCTTTTTTCTTAGCCATAGAACACCGTTGCAGTTACAGAAGCGCCACATCCTACAAAAATACCGTTAGGGCAGTAAATGCCTTCTCCTGGGATTAAAACAGGTAAACCAACTGAGCTAAAAGTATCAATTTCTAGAGCAATACTGCTATACGCTGTGACGTTACCACTTGCATCACTAGTTACTAAAGGGTCTACACAAGTAAATGTATCATCACCTGTTACTGTAACTGCGTACGTACCATCCCGTGCTATTCCAGACGTAAAGTCTAAAAACACTCGTTGCCCCGTAACAAAACCATGATTTACTATGGTCACTGTAATTGTAGCGCTAGGACTGACGCGTGCGTACGTACCAGATGCTTGAACAGTTGGGTCGCATACGGCGGTATTTCTTGTTGATACAGTTCCGCTTGTCACCGTAATAGCCTTTAGTCTTACAGGTACTTGGGTTACAAGTAGTCCAGTATTTTGTGCGTGGGCAGATTTAACGTCATATTGCATCATAATCTATCCCTATCCGTAAAAAATAGTCGTAGTTACAACGGAACCAGGCAACAAACAAAACAATCCTTCTTGAGCAAGAATGCCTTCGCCTGGGATTAACGTATAGAACGATGTACCTGAAGCACAATCTGTTTCAGTCAAAATATTAGGGTACATGGTTACGTTACCACTGGTAGTTAGATTTGCTGTGGTTACAGTAAATGTATTGGTTGATACGTTTGCCACAGTAACGCAATCATCTGTTGCTGAACCACTAGTAAAATCAAGCCCTACTCTATCCCCGTTTGCCAACCCATGATTAGCAATAGTCACTGTGCAGACTGTTGAGCCTGGAATATTGTAAGTTCCGCTCAAGGCGCCCGCAGTATCAAGTACAGCCGTGTTAAAAACTGTAGACGTAGTAGGAGATGTAATTACACCTTTTAAACGAACGCGCCCATCGTACGCAAGTGCTGAAGCTGATGCGTGAAACGACTTTACGTCATATTGCATTGCCATCTTTATTCTCCTGGTCTGTATGTTGAGCAGCGAGTTTAGCTTTTAGCTCTTCAATTTGCTTAGCCTGCATCGCTGCGATACCCATAACGTGGTCTCTTTGTGATTCCAAAAGCCCAAGCATTACTTGAACTTCTGGGTCTTTATGAGTCAACATTAGACAGTAACAGCTTGCCAGTTGCCAGAAGCATCGGATACAAACAATAGTCCATCAGTAGAATCAATACCTAACGAACCTTTGCCTACACCAGAAGCAGCGCCGTCAACAAAATTACCTACTTTAATAACAACAGGAGCAGCGGCAGCATCATTAGCCAAGCGGATTTCAGCAGTCTTGTAAGGAATGACGCCAGAAGGGCCGCCAGCATCAGCTACAGGGTCTTGCATCTTCAAGTCCATACCATATTCAAAACCAGAACCAGCAGTAGTTTGAGCCATTGCAACACCAAAAGCGCAACGAGCGGTGGTTACACCAGAATCGCCGTCCATAAATGCCATAACAGCAGCGTCACCTGACAGGGTATTGGTATTAATAGTACCTAGTACACCAGCCATTAAACCAAAGTTAGCGTATGTACCAATAACTGCAAACTCACCTACTGTACCAGCCATATGGTTGAAAGTAGTAGAAGGAGCTACAGCAAAAGGAGCGCCACACTGGACACGTCCAAATACAGAAAAAGCCTCACCAGGAACTGTGTAATCGCTTGAACCAAAACCTGTGGTTGGCATTACACGAGCATAGAAGCCAGAAGTTGCCGTACCAGAATCAGCTGGAATTACATTACCAGTGTTAATAGTGGTAGGTGTTAAAGGTTGTTGTGAGCTTGCGTCTCCGCCTTGATAACCAGACCGCACTGGGCCTGAAAAAGTAGTACGTGCCATAATAAATTTCTCCATACAGAGTTAAGCTTATTAGTCTTGTATGAGTCTGCCGGGACAGTCTAATAAGCCGGTTATTCCCGGTTTATTGAATATTACTCTATTTTTAAAAAGTTGCAACTATTTTAAAACAAAAAAGGGACCCGAAGGCCCCTCTTTCTACACTTGGCGTATTAAGCGCCTTGTGAACCGAACATACCCAATGGGTCTGAGAAACCAAATGAGTAACGCTCACGAGCCTTGTAACGTACGTTACCAGTATCGAAGTCACCGTCCATGCCTGTAGACATAGGGGTACGAACGAAATGCTTCATGCCGTTTGGTACATCAGTGCACAAGAACCATGCGTTGTTATCTGTCAAGTAGTTGTTTACTGTATAACCACCTGGGATAGAACCGTTGTTCTTAATTGCGTTGATGTCGTTATCAGCTGTACCTACGCGAAGTTCTGTTTCCAACAAACGTGTTGCAACGAATTGCAATGATGGTGGAACAATTAACTTAGTAGGTTTAGCAGCGATTAACAAGCCACGCTCGTCTGTCCAAGCAGCGATTTGAATAACAGCATTTTCCAATGATGTTTCGTTCAAGTCAGCTTGAGTAGACGGAGTATTGCTGTTAACACCACCAGACACTAGCGGATGGTCTGTAGCAAACAATGCAACTCCATCACCACCAGCAAAGGCGCTGTTGAAGCCGTTGTTCAATACGTTAGCAGCTTTTACTTGCTTTGTGTACGCCATAGCGCGAGCTAATGCTTTAGTGTAGCGACCAGACAATGAATCATACAAGTTGTCTTCGATAGCCTCTTCAGTCAAGCTGAAGCCTAAAGCGATTGTTTCGTGTGTATAACGAGCTGTAAACGCTTCCTGTGCGTTGTCATATGCCAATGAAGAACCTTCGTTCTTTACTGGAGCGGCACTAAAGCCTGACAACTTAGTTTCTTCTTCGAACGAACGCTCAGAAGTCTCTGTATCGTAGATTTCTTTGTGTTGTTCACCGTATGTTGCGTACTCAAGTCCGAACAATGCGTTCAATCCTGGTAATAGCTCTTTTAAGAGTTGTGCGCGTGAAATAGCCATTTATATGCTCCTTAAGAGAGGTTATTGCCAAGTGTAACTTCTAATTGTGGCTGATTTAGCTTAACGATAACTTCACGGAAGTTAGTTGCGTTAACGGCTGTTTCAGGAACAACGTCGATTACACGGACTGGAAGAATCGCTGTATTAGCAGCGGAACCTGATATTACTGACAAACCTGAATTACCTGTGGCGTTATTACCTGTGCCAGTAGCAATTGCCATGTTTGTACCTACAACTGCACGTGTTACAGAAGTAACAACGCTTGTATTGCCAGAAGTAGTAACTGCGGCTTTAAACGCAGCTTGTGGGTCCAATACTACATAAGCAATAGCGCTTGTAACGCCAGTTGGGTAGTATTGAGCTTGCACAGTTTGACCTGAGCTGTTTACATATTGGCAACCTACAAACACGCCCAAAGATGGTTGTGCTGTAACGTTATCGCCAATTGCTGATTTTTCTACTACGCCACCAACGACTAGTTTAACAATGTCACCGTTGTAGATTGCTGTTCCGTATGCAGATGTAATTGGAATCTGACGGATAGCGCCGGCATAAGGCATGCCGTCTACACGATTAATTGCTTGAAAGCCGTAGGGAGCAGAAACGGTTGGATAAGCCATTTTTAAAACTCCTTAAAATTAATAAAATTATTTACCTTTACCAAACGACGTTGTGGATTTCTTTTCTGCGAAAAGGGGCATCCTTGGGTCGTTATCTCTCATAAAACTATTGTCTACAGCTCTCGTTTGGGATTCGGTAACGTTTGCATAATGGTCATTACGCTGTTGAACGAACTCCGCCGGAGTTTTGCATAACAATAATCCGCCAATCTCAATGTTGTCTTTATAACGACTTGAGGGGTCAGCTAGCAGTTTAAATTTTGGTTGTTCTTCAATACGAACAGGCTCCCAGCCTTCTCTCATCTTTGCAGATAAATTACGGGGGTCAGCGTTGTTTAGTGTTGAAACACGAATCCAGCGATAAGCGAAACCAGCCTGTTTGTCGGGCTCAGGGAGAAGGTCTGCAGGCATCCACTGTTTAGGACGCTCGGTTATTTCACGGGTTTCTAACTCACGAGTTAATCTGTTTTCAGCCATTTCGGGCCTCCATTTTTAAAAGTTCACGGGCATATTGCTCTGGTGTAAGTCCTAGTTTGCGTGCTAGAGCTATCTGGCTTTGCTTCAAACGAATTTGTTTAGAACTCGTACTCCGCGTTGCCGGCGCTACAACCGTGCTTGGTTTAGTTTTTGTTTGAGTTTTTTGTGGCTCATCCTCTACATCAACCTTTGTTTGTGGTTCCAAAGTATCAAAATACTCTGAAAACACCTTACGCATTTCTTTGTCAATGCGTTGGAAATATTGGTCAGTACCAACAAACGTCTTGCCGTACTCATCAATCAATTCTTCATGCAGTCCTAGAGCATAAGCAGTCATTGACTTTTTGGGGCCAAACCACTGATTCTTTTCGGTCCACTGCTGGGTTTTTGTGTCCGGCGCAATGGGTTTTTCCTGCAATTGAGGTATTTGTACCTCATTTTCTTCGTCTTGTAAAGTACTTGGACGGAAATTTTTTACTTTATCTGATTTTATTGCAGCATTGTTTAGTTTAGCCTGTGCTTCAACAATGCGGTCAGAGTCTCCGGTTTCTAGTGCTTCTTTGTATCCACGCTTGGCTACTTCAAGCTCTAACTCGGTGGCGTTCTGTACGGTTTCAATGTACGTTTTCTCGCCTGAAGAGTAAGCCTGCTTTAGTTTTTTGTTCTCTTCGATTACTCGTTTTGCTAGGTCAATAGCCTCTTGGCGCTCTCTGTCTGAAGAATCAGCGCGACGACGCTCGTCATGCCAAACCTTCTTCATTTGAACCATTTTTTCTTTGGCTTCAGCGCTGTACTTATCTAGCTCATCGACATCTACTTCAAGCTTTTTGACGGCTTCGATGTCCATTGGCTTACGGCCACGGTCCTCTTCAGGCGTGTCATCGTCAATTTCAATCTCAATTCTGTCTTCTTCAGCTGAAACTGATACGTTTTTATCTTCTTCAAGCTCATGCGGAAACTTAAATTCCTGCATTCCAAATTCGTTATCTTGGGGCATTTTGTGGCTCCTTATTTACGTTTAATACCGCGCGGGTCATCTACAATACCTTCGACTGAGTCGTCGTTAATAATGCGGAACTCTTTACCATGAATGACTAGTCTTGTGCCGGCGTTAGGGCGTACAAGGACAAAGTCACCTACCTGACACCAATCCCCTGTAGGGAAACGACTTGCGTCTTTATAGCAATCAGGGCCTTTTGCAACTACAAATAGCACTGTAGTAAGAACTTCTTCGTATTGCAGGGTTTGGTCTGCTTTTAATATACCGCTGTCGTACTCTTTTTCCTGCTCTGGAATAGCGCATAGGATGCGATAACCAGACGGACGTGGTAATTGTGATGCTTTTTCGTCTGCTGTTTGTGGCAGTTCTGTACCGCTTTGTGTAGCGATAATTAGGTCACTCATCAGAGTTCTCCATAGTTGATTTGAGGTCTGTAACTACTAAACATGCGGCTTCAAGACCTCGTAGTTGTCCGCATGAGTATTTATACTCGTCAAAGGTTGTGCATCCGCCTCTTGCAATTGCGTCTTGCAAAAGATTGATACGTTCACCGTATTTTTCAAGTAATAAATTTAGGATTTGTGTATCCATCATTCACCTTTTTTGTTAGGTTTTTCCATCTGTGCTTGGTTTTTTGCTATTTCAGAACCAATCCGTAGACCTTCAAGCTGTCCTTTAGATGCAAGTTCTGCTTTATCTTTGGCAACTTTGGCGCCAACTTGCATTCCAGCAATTTCTTTCTGGGCTGCAATTCTTTCTCTCTCAATGTCTTGCTGGTCGACTTTGGCGGCAGCGTCAATTTGAAGTTTCTTCTCTTTAATCTCAACTTCCTTAGCTTTAAGCTGCAATTCTTGTTGTTGCAACTGAATAAGTGGGTCTTGCTGCTGTTGTTGAGCCTGTTGTTGCTGTACTTCAGCTTGATTCTTCTGTAATAGCTGCTGACCTGCTTGGGCAGCCCTTTGAGAAATCTGCATCTCTAGCTCACGTGGGATATCTTCCTCATCACCATCTTCACTACGAGGAATCTCAATACCCATCATTTGTTCCATCTGTTTCTTATACTCAAAGCCTAAGTGCTCGGCAATGTGCGCCTGCATAGCAGCACCAATCTGTTGCGCCATTGGTGATTGACCAACTATTTGCATAATCTTAGGGTCTTGCATAGCAGCCATGTGAACGGTGATATGCGCTTGGTGGTCTTGATAGTAGAAAGCCTTGATTGGTTTCATACTTAAAGCATTTTGGTTCTCAGTAACTGGGTCTTCAGGCTTCTTGTCGCCTTCAAGCTTAATTAGTTTCTGAGCATTCTTAATTCCCAA